GCCTTCCCCCTCACGGGGGAAGGTGGCACGGCGGAGCCGTGACGGATGAGGGTGAAGCCAAAGGGCTGCTCTACTTCACGAATACATCCGCAAACTTACACAATTCTTGTATTCACTGTCGAAAAATGTTATAATCCACATGCTGCCCTTCCCCACACTGGCAACAGAAGGGGGGTGAGCGTTGTGGATGTGCTTATCAATTTTATACTGGCTGTCAGTGCAAGCGTAATTGCGTACTACCTATGCAAATGGATAGACACTTGGCGCAAGGGCAGATAGCACAAAACTTCCGGAGAGCTTCCCTCTCTCCGGAAGTTTTTTTGCGCGTGAGCATTATGGGTGCTTATCAATACCCTGCCAATCGCTTGGCACTTACATTATAGCATACATTTGTGGAAAATCAATAGTGGGCCGAAAAAATTATAATAGCAGAGCGGTATCATTCTTCCACACTCTCGTCCTCATTGTGGAAAACTAACCGGGAAAGAAGCCGTCCAGCTCGACCTGGACGCAGAAATCGACCATAGCCTGAAAGAGGAGGTCAGCTTGGGAGCAGTTGTATTTTTTGGCGCATCTCTCCAGGGCGTGGGTGAGGTTAGAGATAGGAGCAGAAGGGCAGGCGATGGTATGGGCTTGGAGGAGGACGGCGGTAAAGAGATGCTGGTCAAACTCATTGCAGGGTTTTCCATCGCGGAAGTAAACTGAACTTAAATTTTCTGTATTCATCTTTCCCTCCCAGTAGATACTATTTTCTACATTTTAGATTCTATCAGATACTATCGAATTTGTCTACTAAAATGTAATCTGTAAGAAAACAAAATGTAGCAAATAGTATATAGTAGGTGGGTAACATGAATCAGAGATATTTTGGGAAAAGGGTAAAGCTGGCTCGTAATGACAGAGGATTCACAGGTGATGAATTATCAGAGCTTTGTGGTATTAATTCATCTTATCTCCGGCAAATCGAAGCAGGAAATAAAGTACCAAGCTTATCTGTTTTTCTTGAACTCTGCAAAAATCTGAAGGTAACCCCCAATTATTTATTAGCGGAAACACTCATCGAATTAGAAATCCCGAACACAGAGCAGCTAACTGAGTTAATAAACAACGCCACCCCACTCCAAATGAAGCTCATCACAACCATGCTTCAAAGCGCGCTAGACACACTGAAGGACACGTAAAAAGCCTTCCCCCTCACGGGGGAAGGTGGCACGCGAAGCGTGACGGATGA